AAGAAGAATTCCGTGCAGGTAAATTTCATAGTCAAGTTGGTGTTGATAAACAAAATGGCAAATTAGTATACGGTGCTAAATACGATATTACAGACAAAGAACCTGTATATTATGTACGCTATAATCTAGTAAAAATGTATACAAATTAAAAGCTTGACAAATTGATTTTTATATGTTACTATTACTATAGACATAATTATTTCCTCCTCAGCGTGGTCAGGGGTGGGCTTGACGGCTCGCCCTCGGCTGTGCTACAATCCTCACAAACCCAGCAACGGTGCGTGCTCAGCAAAGGTGTTGACAACCGACAGCGAGGGTGCTACAATGTGAGTAGGTGTAGAGCCACGGAACTTGCTCTACCGAAAGGAGAAAATTATGGCAAAATGGTCCAAAGGAACACATGGCGTTTCAATGGGTGGTCGTATAGAACATACTCGTAGAAAGCCAAAAAGAGAATATTGCAAAGGATGTAAACACTGTTCGTATTCAGCGAACAGCACTCAAATGTTTTGTAAGAAATACAAAAGATTTTCAAGTGTATGGAAAACATCTGAACGCAAGTGTTACACAAGATAACACAACTCAATATGTCTGGTGCTAATATACATATTGCACGGAGATAGGCAAACCTTGAAAGTTCATGCAGTCTCATGTATATCCAGAATGTTGACTAAATATGTTGCATTGCAACATCATATCGAATTATTATTGAGAACGTAAACCAATTCAAAATAACGGAACCGAATTAGCAACTCGGTAATATGGCTGTGATACAGGGGCTGTTTGGCGTGCATTTTCCTAGATTTTGTCCCGTCGTAGATGGCAGTCGAAACAAACTCTTTTGAGTAGTAGATAAAGCTACACCTAGGCTACTTTAGTATTAACTATGAAGTTTCGATAGTATACCACAAGTATACGTTGCTCCCATGTATATGGGGGCAATACCTCGGCACTAACTTGGGCAGTCATCAATTATAGAATACATTAGATATTCACTAATTAATATATACTACAATCAACTACGAAGTAGTTACAAACGAAGTGCGTAGTAACAGATATACAGTAGATGCTCAACATTACTACCAATAAGTGATACAGTTACTTGGTATTCATAACTGGTGCGTTCGCAGAATATCTTCACTAGCGTTCAGATATTGATTAGTTGGTAATACACATAAGAAAAAGAAAATACGAACAAAGATATTCCTTCTTGGTATTATCTACAACTACAGCAACTAACGATGTGAGTATTTCACCTAGCGTAGCGGTTCTACAGTATCAGTATTTTAGGTATTTAAAACACTACCACTTAAAGCGTAATAACATTACTACAACTTAGTATATAAAACAAAGAAGAATAACATTACTCAGCGTAATATTGAATTACACTTCGTAATACGTTACACTTAATAGACCCCTTTATGGGGTCCTTTTTTATTTGACAATTTTAGTATATCATGTTATACTAAATTAAAGGAGGTAATATATGGATAGAGAAGAAAAAATTAAATTAATTGAAAGTTATCATAAAAGTTTAGGTTATCAAAGTTGGTTGCCATTCTATCTTGATAATTGTAACACTGGAATTAGTTTAGATACTATTTCTGATGATGAATTACAGAAGATATTATTATTTATGGAAGATGATTACGCAGATTTATAAGGAGATATTATGAAAGCTTTATTAAATGTTATTAAATATACAATATGTTCTATGATTATATTCATACCTCTTGATTTCTTTTATAGTAATCCAACATACAATGGTGAATATATAGTTAAGCTGTTGTTTGTAATGTCTGGTTATTCAATCGTTTGGGCTATATATTTTAGATTGAGAGGTGAATAAATATGAGCAAATATATCATACACAAAATACCTGTAGATATTAGCGATGATAAACGTGAAGAATATATTCAATACATGAAAAATATATCAAATAATGATAACAATGCGTATTTTGTTTCACTATCAAAATATGGTAATTATTTAATTATTGATATTTCCGAAGCATCGGAACCTGTTTTGCCGATTAAAACTATTTTACTAGGAGAAAAAGAATTTATTAAATCTATTAGCCATGAAATATTACAAATCTCATACGATAAAGACAGTAATGGTATGTTTATAAAAAAAATGATGATACACCCTATTCAAGAATATGAGTATTCTATATACCGCTATATGATTTGCAATATTATTCAAAATCATTGTGATGTAGAAAAATACGAGGTAAATATATGAATTTTACAGATTTACATAGTCATAGCTTTTATAGTAGGCGTGATGCATATTCATCTTTAGAAGAACGGATACAACGTGCTAAAGAAATAGGATATTCAGCTGTATCTTTAACAGACCACGGCACTACATCAGGTTTAACTTCTCATTATTTAGCTTGTCAACAAGCTGGTATTAAATCCATTCTTGGTATGGAAGCATATTTTTCATATGATTTAGATATTAAAACACGTGATAATTACCACCTTATTTTATTGGCAAAAAATACAGAAGGTTTATATAATTTACGTAGATTATCGACATTTGGTGCCTATCATCACTATTACAAGCCATTAATTGATTATAATGCTTTACGGCAATATAGTAACGGCATTATTGTTAGTACTGCTTGTGTTGCTGGTCCATTGCGTAATGAACTGTTAAGGGATGAGTTTATTGAAATCATGACTGATATTTTTAAAGATGATTTCTATTTAGAAGTACAGCCACATAATTTTCCATTACAATGGGAATATAATAAAGTTGTAGAAGAACTTGGAAAGCAATATAATATTCCTATCATCGTTACTGGTGATAGCCATTATGCTTATCCAGAACAAATGCAGGCTCATCGTGATTTCTTATTATTAGATAGAACATTAGATGATAAATTAAGCCAAATCAAAAATGCAAGTTCTGATAAGTTAAAAGAAAAATATCAGACAGAGTATGATAACATGAAAGAATATTATGGTAGTCGTGATTATCATATGTGGACTATTGACGAATTTCAAACAGTAATTCCTAATCAAGAATACTATAATAATGTTGGAAAGATTATTGATAAATGTAATGTAGAAATACCATTTGGTGAAAACCATTACCCTGTATTCCCTGTTAAAGACCCTGCTAAATACGTAAGAGACCATTGTGCAGATGGATATAAACTACATCGTATTGCAAAGAAAGATAATAAAGATGTATATGTTAATCAAATCAAGCACGAGTTAGATATTCTAACGCAAGTTGATTATAACAATTACTTCTGTATTATTCATGATATGTTACAATGGGCACGTAAAAATGGTATGCGTACTGGTGCAGGTCGTGGTTCTGTTTGTGGTAGTTTAGTAGCTTATTTAATGGGTATTACAGAGATTGACCCTATTCAATATAATCTCGTATTTGAACGATTTACTAATCCAGAACGTGTAACGCCATGTGATATCGACACAGATTTCCAACAAAGCAGAAGACAAGAAGTTATCCAATACATACAGGATAAATATGGTTATGCTTATCCAGTACGTACATTTGGTTTCTTAGGACCTAAAGCAGCAGTACAACACGCAGGCAGAGTACTGGGTCGTAAAGCATCTGATATAACTGCTATATCTAAAAATATTAATGATATCGTAGATATTAAAGATAAAGAGGTTAGAGATATGGCTAGTACATCAGTAAATCGTTTAGTGAATTATGGTACTCATGCCAGTGCAGTAGCAGTATTTCCTAGCGACCCTGCTCAATGGTGTGCTATTGAATATCAAGATGGGCAATATGTAGCGGCAGAAGATTTCCATATCTTAGAAAAGCAAGGTATTCTTAAATTAGATATTCTTGGTTTAGCTACACTAGATATTATTGATGATGTATTAAAGCGTGTAAAAGATTGTGATATACATTCCATTCCTTTACAAGATGATAAGACTGCACAATTATTACAAGCAGGTAATACAACTGGTATATTCCAAATTGAGTCAGAGGTAATGACTAATATCGTTACTAATATCCATTCTAAGAGCGTGTATGACTTAGTAGATACTGTAGCTATAGGAAGACCGGGCGTATTAGATGTAGGTATGGATAAAGTATTTATTGCACGTAGACAGGGTAAAGAACCAGTGACGTATTTACATCCTTTACTAGAGCCTATTTTAAAAGATACTGAAGGTGTTATATTATATCAAGAGCAAATCATGCAAATTGTACAAGCGTTAGCAGGGTATACAATGGGTGAGGCTGATATTCTTAGACGTATTATTGGTCGTAAAGAATTAGATAAAATTAATACAGCTGTAGATGAATTTGTAAAACGTGCAGGTGAAAAAGGTATCAGTGAAGATGTAATTAGACCTATTGCAGAACAAATGATTGCCTGTGGTTCTTATGTATTTAATAGAGGTCATAGTGCAGCATATGGTTTAACTGCATGGCGATGTGCATATTTAAAAGCTCATTACCCAGAAGCCTATTACGCATCTATTCTTGATATGAATTTTGGTGATAAAGAAAAGTTATCTGTGTTCATCAATGATGCTAAAAAGCATGGTATTAATATTATACCACCTGATATATATGGTGATATAACTTGTACTACTGGTAAAAATGTTGTGTGTTTAGGTTTAGGTGCAATAGCAGGATGTAGTAATTTAAAATCATTTACGCCTGAGCGTGGTAAAACATTCTTAGAAATTAACCAGTCAATGAATATGACACAATTAAAAGGCTTAATTTATAGTGGTTCTATTGATGATGGTGGTGATAGAAATGATTACATACAATACATAAAATGGTTGAAAGACAAACGTAAATCTAAAGGTGAATACATATTTAATAGTAATCATAAAGATAATCTTAGTAAAGGTGCAATGGAGTTAGCTGTATTAGGTTATACGTTCCATAGTATCTTTGACGAATACGATACAAGTATTTGCGTAGGTAATGTTAAGCCTGCGATTATATTATCTGTTACTGCACGTAAAACCAAAAAAGGTAAACCATATGCATTCCTAACTGCACAGACACCTACAGGCGTAGAAAAATTAGTAACCTTTGAAGTTGATTTTACTATGTTTGTTAAAGGAAATGTATACGCACTACGAATTAGGGACGGTGTGGTGGTCGATGCCTGCTCAGTGAACCGCTTGACAGCCTGAGCGAGTGGTGGTAGACTGAGATTGTCCACGAGGGGAGTGAGCCTCCCCGAACATTTATTTTATTCAAGAAAGGATAATACTATGAAAGAAAAAACAGTAGAACAAATCTTTGAAGAATTAAGAGAACCTTTCCCGCCACAGGATATTCAATGGCGAATTGGACATAAATTTAAAGATGGTAAGAAAGCTATGGTATTACCATACGTAACTAATCGTGCGATTATGGAACGCTTAGACCAAGTAGTTGGTGTAGGTAATTGGTACCCAGAATTCAGACCAGTAGATGCTGGTGGTGAACATGGTATGATTTGCCGATTAACTATCGTTATTAATCTTGGTGATGATTTAGGTTGGCGTACATTAACACGTGAAGATGGTGCAAGCAACACTAAGATTGAACCAATTAAAGGCGGTATTTCTGATAGTATGAAACGTGCGGCAGTACAGTTTGGTATTGGTCGTTATTTATATAACTTAAAAGAAAACTGGGTTGTACTTGGAGATTATAATCGGTTTGAGCCTCCTAGTTTGCCTATTTGGGCTTTACCTAAAGGCTTCGCAGGTGCACAGGTACAAAGCAACGACGTTGAGTTTTATGACTCACGAGAAACAAGCACGGCTACATCTGCTCCTACATTCACAAAAGGTAAATACGCAAATAAAGAAATTTCTGAAGTAAGCGATGTAAATTATTTACGTTGGGTAGTTGAACAATCTAATTTTGATGCTGATACTAAGAAGGCTTGCCAAGAAAGATTAGGTGAATTAAATGGTTAAGGAATTAACTATTGATTTAGATATTCTACATACTCATAGATTGTCTATGGCATTAGTTCATGCTTTCATTCGTAAAGAAGCTGATGAGCGTGGGTATGTAATGGCTGGCAAAAAATTTATCAAAATAACTTGTGATGAAATCGCAGATGGTATTAATCTAAATAGGTTTACAGTGTGGCGTGCTCTTTCGTCATTAGTTGAACATGGTTATGTTGAACGCATTAAACTTAAAGGCTCACGTTATATTTCTTATGCGGTGATATAATGACAAAGAAGTTTAACATTTTTGATAGAATAACTAGGTTATATATGGAAAAATGTTCTACTGAACCTATATTTGTTAATAGGAGGTTCAATCCCTCCTATTTCAAATTAAGGGCTCATTTCTATAAGCAAGATGAAAATACTCTTGAAAAGTTATTACGTTATTTAGAAGATAAACCAAAGAAAAGCATTATGACACTTACAGAAGTATATCAAGATGCGGAACAATATAGGTTATATCGTATTAAAAAATATAACGAACAAGAAATGAAATCGGTAAAATTAGAACGTGCTGACACTTATAGCTTAGATGATGTATTAAATTTATGAGGTGTATATGAATATTACGGAAACTATAATCCAACAAGTGGATATTATAGATTTCATTGGTAAATATACTAACCTGCACCAGAGTGGTAGGTACTGGAAAGGTAAATGTCCTTTACATGAAAGTGATGACACGTCAGAAACATTAGTAGTATTCCCTGATACTAATTCATTCTATTGTTTTAGTTGTGAATGTGGTGGTTCAGTAATTAATTTCCTTTCTGATAAAGAAAAGATTAGTTATCGTGCAGCTACTGAAATACTAGCAAAAGAATGTAATATTAGTTTAAAGGACAATAAAGAATACCAACTAGAAGCTAGTGAAGAAATGCGTTTTACTAGAGAAGCTGATATGTATCACAAAAATGTTGGTGCCATTGGTGAATATCTATCCAAGCGTGGTTTAACTAATAGTACCATTAATGACTTTAATTTAGGGTTCCATTCTGATTGCCTAACAATTCCATTACGTAATGAACATGGTCAATATGTCAGTATGGCAATTAGACAATTTAATAAAAAGCCTAAATATAAGAATACTCCTAACAGTATTCTATATAAGAAGTCCTCTTTCTTGTTTAATCTTGATTTAGCTAGAAAGAAAATCAAAGATAGATTATACGTATGTGAAGGCTATATGGATGCTATGAGTGGTCATCAAATGGGTGAACCTACTGTAGCGTATTGTGGTAGCGAATTACATAGAGACCAGATTAGAAAACTAGCAGGCTTTATTCGTAAAGAAATTACGATTGTAATATGTCCTGATAATGATGAAGCTGGTGTAAAACATTTACCACGTACTAGAGACCATTTCCAGTCTATGTTACCAAAGGCTAGTATACGTGTATTAATTATGCCTGAAGAATGTAAAGATATTAATGATTTACTATGTGCAGGTTATGAATTAGCTGATTTACCTACAGAGCATATTGATATTTTTGTTATCAAACAACTTGTAAAACGATATAAAACTATTGAAGAACAATATGTAGTTGCAGAGTCGTTCCTTAAAACAATACGTTCTCCTATGATTAGAGCCGAAGCTATTCAAGCATTAGGCGAAATTTGGAACCGTGATGTATCTGACTTGAAAGCATACTTTGATAGTGGTGTATCATCTGAACAAGATTTATTAGAAACATTACACGATGCTTCTAGTAGTCTTAATCAATTAAGAGATATTTATAAACGTGGTACATATCCAACGCATTTCCAATTATTAGATAACTGTATTGGTGGTGTATCAAAAGGACAAGTATTTTTGATAGGGGCATATTCTGCATCTGGGAAGGCTTTGACACTTGATACTCCGTTAATTACACCAACTGGTAAAATTTTAATGAAAGATGTAAAAGTCGGAGACATCCTAATTGGTGAAGATGGTAAACCGACAAGAGTTACAAATGTATATCCACAAGGGAAAAAGGATGTATATAGAGTAACATTTAGGGATGGCACATATGTAGATTGCTGCGATGAACATTTATGGAAATTCAAAACTCTAACAGATTTACATAGAGATAAAGAATGGAAAGTAATGTCGTTACACGAAATTAGGACTAAATATAAGTTATGTCGTGGTTCTCACAATCAACAAGGATATAATTTATACATTCCAGTTCCAGAGCCAGTACAGTATAAAGCTCGTAAACACGTAATTCGTCCATATACAATGGGGGCATTGCTTGGCGATGGTGGATTTAGTAGTAAACAAATCTCTTTTACTAATACAGAACAAGATGTTATACAAAGAGTTATAAAAGAAACGTCTCAATACGGCAATTGGAGTCATCGTGGTATTCAATATCATTTTTGTAAAGGTTATGGAAGTAATCCATTCACAGATTATATTTTATCAACATTTGGTAAGATTACTGGAGATAAAAAATTCATACCTGATGAATATAAAATTGATAGTTTGGATAACCGTATTCAGCTTATACAAGGTTTAATTGATACTGATGGGTCGGTAGATAAATCTGGTATTGTTACATTCCATTCGTGTAATTTACAATTAGCTTTAGATGTTGCTGATGTTGTACGCTCTTGTGGTATACGCTGTATTATACACACAATCAATAGAGATGGTAAGTCTACTGAATATGAAGTTAGATTTATGGATATATCCGATAAATGGTTTACAAGTTATAAACATACTAAGAAATATCGAAGTTGTCCAGATATAACACGACAACGTAATCGTAAACGTGAATTAGCTATTATATCCATTGAAAAATTGCCAGAACAACAAGAAATGCAATGTATACGTGTTGATAATAATGACCATATGTTTTTATGCGGTGATTATATACCTACGCATAATACCGATATAGCTATTGAGTATATATTACGGCAAATAGTTCAGAATAAAGCTAATGTTGTCCTTTTTAGTTTAGAAATGCCACGTGGTAAAATTATGGAACGTATTGTATGCAAGATACTCAAAAAGCGTATATCAGAAGTCAAAGAACTGATTATACAAGGCGACCCATTAGTCAACCAAGTGCTTGACAAAATTGGTAAAAAGTTGTATATTGTAGATGAAAATAATTTATCTATGCATGATATTGAGCGTTATATTAATACAATTAACACTCGTAATATTATGGAAGGTGGAGTTGATGTTATTGTTGTAGATTACTTTACATATTTAAAAGGTGCAGGTGATTACGATGGTGCAAGCGAACAAGCCTTGATGATGAAAGGTATTGCAAAACGATACAACGTAATTTTTACAATGTTGTCTCAGCTTAATCGTAGTGGTAATACATATGAGGAACCTACAATGAACCAGTTAAGAATGACTGGCGACCTAGAAGCATCTGCTGACTATATCCTAATGATATGGAGACCTGATAGGGCACCTAATTTGTCACTAGAGAAACAGCAGGAACTTCGTAATATTACACGTTGTAAAGTAGAAAAGGCTCGTGATGGTATGAATGGTCCGCCAATGTTTGAATTAAAATATGATGTGAATACCTCACGATTAGAAGAAGTGTTGACAACTGATAATTAATATGTTATTATATATAATATAAGGAGGCTATTATGAAAGATAAAGATAAGAAAAAACATAAACATGAAGAAGATAGAACTAACGATTATTCCTATTGTGATGTTCCATATGTACCAGTAGATAATACACCATCGTGTGATGTGGTGGTTTGTGATTGCCCATGCGATTGCGGGTGTTAGTATGCCATATACAAGATATAAATGTCCAGATGGAAAATTTATCACCATAGAAGAATGTCTTTCTAAATGTAGATTATGTGGTGAGTATGATAGCAATGGTGAGCCTTGGGTACCTGCTGGTAGATGTATGAGTCTACAAACATTACGTGCTATTTCAGAACAACGTAAATGGACAGGTAAACCGTCTACTACACAACTACTCAAAGGTACTCGTGAAGTGTTTTTAGAACTCACACAACATTATCATATCTCACCTAAAGATTCTGTATTTATGTTATTTGGTACAGAAGTACATGGTGGTTTAGAAAGTCATGCTATTAATGCTAACGGTGAGGTTGCTGAAATACGTATTGAAGATGATTATTCAACTGGTGCGTTTGACTATTACACACCAGAAAATGGTGGAACATTAGTTGATACTAAAACTTATGGTAGTTATAAAGCAGCTCACACTCTTGGATATTATATGAAAAGAGAAGAGACTGATTATATCTATAAATCTGGTGCTAAGAAAGGTCAGAAGAAAACAGTTAATGTTTTATACAAAGATGGTCCGCATTTAAGATTTGACTTAGCAGTACAGCTAAATGATTATCGTATGAAAATCGAAAAGAAACTCGGTTTACCAGTAGCTAATATGTGCTGTCAAATCTTAGTGCGTGACGGTAATACTCATGTAGCAACTAGCCGTGGTATTACAGAACCAAGTTATTTAGTCCCGATTAATAAAATCTCAGATATTTGGGTCGAAAGATATATGAGAAAGAAAAGTCAGGACTTAATATATGCGTTGGAAAACAACGTATTACCTCCTCCATGTAGACATAGAGAAACATGGGGCGGTAGAAAATGTAAAGATTATTGTAATGTATGGAATTTTTGTGAAGAAGGAAGGAAAGCACATGGCATTCAGTAAAGGTTATTTAAAAGTAGTTACAAACAAGGTAGGTTATGAAGTTGACATTGATGGTATTACACCTCAAGAATTAACAGTAATTTATTCTAGTATTATTGCAAAACATTTTGGTGTAGATACAGAAGCATTTATGGATGTAATGTTATCTCACCTAGAAAAAACACTTGATGATATTGAAAGTGAACCAGTATACGAAGACCCTAATGAAGCTGGTTATGATGCATTCACTGGTGAACCTATCGAAGACGATGATTTTGAATGTGATTGTGAGTTAGGTATTTGTTATGATACAAATGGTGATGAAGTTGCATTTGAAGATTTGCCTGATGAAGTACAAGCGATGTTATTAGCAGTAGCTAAGGAGTTATAATGGAAACGAAAGATTTTACTAATAAACTTAATACGATTATCGACCTATTCGTAAAAAAGAGTGAACAATATTCTGACGGTAAAGATATTCTATCTGCTTTCCGTAAAGCTGGTTTAGTTCACGGTGATGGTAGTGTAAAATCTATGTTTGACGCTATGTTAGTTTATAAAGGTAAACATGATTTAGCATTAGCTGAACATGGACTATCATTACCTGATGCACAAGAACGACTACATGATATTATTGTTTATTGCGTATTAGGGAGTTTGATGATTGACGAAATGCAAAGTAAAGGCAAATTGCAAGGTTCCAAAGGATAGTTGTTGGTATTGCGATAACTATAATTTATATCAACCAAAAAACCCTAATATTTTATCACCACGTCAAGAAGAACAAAAACTTGAATACAAGTTAGCTAAAAAGGTTAAGAAGCAGTCTACAGCAAGTAAAAGAGGTAAAGCTAACCGTCGTAACGGTAGAAAAGCAGAGAATGATTTGCTTAAATATTTACAAGCATTACACCTCACAGTTCATGCGGTACCTGCTTCTGGTGCCTTTAAGCTAACAAATGCTATTAAAGGCTACGGAGATAGTGAAATAGCTAAACGTATGTCAGGTGATTTAAAGTGGGATATTGATGATAAGATTTATACCATTGAAAGTAAACGTGATGTAAATACAGATGGATTGTATAAGAAAGCTGAAGATGGTCCTATTCATTATACTGGGTTTGCTTATATGTTACGTCAAGATTTATTTGAAGCGTTAATTAATAAGGTGGAATTTGGTGAGCCAATACCTAAAGAACCTAAAGGTCTTAAAAAGATTGAAAAATATTTTAATCAAGATAATAGTGATATGGTTGTAATTAGTAGACCGTATTTACCTAGATTATTTTTTATAAAAGAGGAGTTATACGATGCCATCAAAAGAGAAACAACACTTTAATATTACACTAGATGAAAATGATATTGTAAGATTTGATACAGACATTGCTAAAGCAGACGTATTAATTAAAGTTATTGCTACTGCTAATGCGGCTACTATCGATATTCTTACACAAGCAACTGGTCGTGATGATATTGCTGATATTTTAATTCACGAAACAGAAGTTGCATTTGAAGAAATGAAAAAAGGTGGTGAAGCTGATGAAAGTAATTAATGAAACATTTGATAAAATCCTAGATTGCCAATCCATCTTTATCTCTGCTGTATACGATGATGAAGATAAAAACCTCATCCTTGGTTATAACGTCAAAGGTTCCTTGGCTAATGGTCGTACAGAAGTAATTGCTAAATTTACAAGCAAAGAAGAGGCTAAATCTCTTATCCAACATTTAACTGTTGATTTGCAAGTATGTACACGACCTAGTTATTTTAAAGAAAGACCACAGGCGTAATCATGGTGCAATACGAAGACATTAAAGAATTATCTGATGAAATTAGTGATATGTATAAAACACTACAAGATAATGATGCTGACACTGCATTTTATTTAATGAAAGAGTCATCCCTTTTGTTACCTAGCTTTGAAGAATTATCTCATGAGTTACTTAAATTATTGAGTAATTTAGAAAAAACTGCTAAAGCTACACAGGCTAAAGTAAGTAGAGAAAGTTCTAATAAGGTAACAGAGGGGGACCGTATTGCTATATCTGACCCAGTTGTATTAGATGTATGGAAAAATTATGCTGATGTACAATACAAACAACGGTTAGTACAAACACAAATTGACTTTTTGAAACGTATTTATTTTGACTGTAAACTTGTATATGAAAATGTATGTAGACAAAATCGGTCAGTAGTTGGAGAAAAGTTGGTGGGTAGAGCATGACGCAAAGAGAATACGATTATATAAGTTCCTGTTATGAAGTACCTTTTATTCAGTTTTGTATAGAAGAAGCAACTAAACTTCATATTATTACAGGACAAAAGGTTCACTTAATGTGTGATGCTGTACAAATGCAAGCATTAGTATTAACATATGATGGGCAGGTGTTAGGCAAATATGAGTTCTAAAAATAGAGAAATTAAACTAGGCACACATATTAATACACCTGATGGTGAAATACGTATTGGCTTAGTGAAGTATGACCCAAAGAAAGATGAATATTTTTATTCAGTCTTTGGTAGTAAATCGAAGTGGTATCATGAAAAGGATGTAACAATATGCGAAACGCAACCGAAAGTAAGAAAGAGAAAATCGTCAACTTTATCAAAAAACACAAAGAAACATTAGAAGAATTTTTTAATGTTATCTTTTTTGGCTTTATAGCCATCGTTTTTTATATTCTTAATTTAGACATGCCACGTGGTATCCAAACGATGCTATGTATTATTTTATTCTATACACTATTAGGTCAGTGCTATTCTACACGTGCATATTATATGACTAAAGAATTAAAAGAACAAAAAGAACAGGAGAAAAAATAATGTTGATAGCACAAGAAGAAAATGTAGTAAGATTATTACGACAAATGAAAGACCAAGGTTTTACTGATTTTGTTGTATTAGATGGGAACCTTAATATTTTTGGAGAAAATGTTGAAGGTCAAATTGTTCATCTACCGAAAATAATTATGAGTACTTTGTGCACGTTTTTATTACCTCACAAACCTCCATATTCTATATCTAAAATTATTGCTGATATTGAACATGACTATATTGGTCCTGATAAAGGATTTAAGTGGTTTGATTGTGTGCATAAACCAAATAAACTTCGTTTTCGTGAAAGTAAACTTGGTGAAATGGTGTTTACTTTAAATGGGATTGTACGCTGTAATAAAGGTGATAAAATTATCATCGGTGTAAATGGTGAACAATATCCATGTGATAAAGAAATCTTTAAGTTGTTGTATGATGAGGTGTAATATGCAAGTAATTAAACGTGATGGAACACGGCAAGAATATTTAGGTTCTAAAATTGAAAAAGCAGTAGAGCAAGCAATGTTCGCTACGTATATGGTAATGGAACCTACTATGTTGGCAGAACCATTCCAAGTATCTTTACATGTTTGGGATGTTATCAAAGATTTGAAACGTGATGTATCTATTAGTGAATTAGAAAAAATCATCTATCGTAAATTGAATGATGATGGATATTCTGACGCCGCTATTAATTACATCGAATACAAAACAAAACGTGATATTGCACGTAGTAAACATAAACTCACTCAAGAGTTCTTAGATAAATACCCTGATTATCCAGAAGAAATGGATGAATTGGCTAAATTTGTTTATATTCGTACATACTCTCGTTGGTTGCCAGATAAGAATAGACGTGAAACGTGGAAAGAAACTTGTGCTCGTGCTATTAATGGCAACTGTTCCTATTTACCTACAGAAGATGGTGAGCCTGAAAAACTATTTGATAATATGTTTAATTTACGTCAACGTGTTTCTGGGCGTATGTTATGGATGGGTGGTACTGAAGCATTAGATAAAACTCCATTGGCGGCATATAATTGTTCTGGTATGGTAATGGATAGTATTGAAGCGTTCCAAGAATTGTTCTATCTACTTATGGTGGGTACTGGTGTTGGTTGCCGTGTATTAAAAGAAGATATTGCAAAACTTCCTAAGTTTGATATAACTAAAAAGTTATATCATGTAAAAACACCTGTTCCTCAAGGGACATTATTAGAACATACTAAAGTATCTAATTACGGTCATAGCGTTATTATCACAGTAGGTGATAGTAAAGAAGGTTGGTGTGAAGCATTAACTGCGTATCTAATTACTATGGCTGATGATGTAACTAAATCTATTTCTATTGATTACAGTTATATCAGACCTCAAGGTGCTCCTCTTAAAACATTCGGTGGTTATGCAAGTGGTTACAAATCTTTACAAGAAATGTTTGAAAAACTACATAAAATTATTGTTAAAGAAAGTACGGATGGTAAATTACGACCATTAAATGTAGCTGATATGTGTAATATTATTGGTCAAAACGTAGTAGCAGGTGGCACACGCAGAACAGCAGAGCTTATTCTATTTAGCCCTGATGATGAAGAAATGCTACACGCCAAGGAAAACTTAGACCCAGAACATTATTTCCGTTATATGTCTAACAACTCCATGTTCCTAGAAGAAAAACCTAGTAAAGAAGAATTGCGTAAATTAATGCTATCTATTAAGGAAACGGGTGAGCCTAAACAAAACTGGGCTCGTTAAAATTTTTGAATTGCTGGAAGTCCCTTAGAGCCTCAATACCACAACGTAATTGGTAACGATAAGCGTGATGGTTTTAAGAAGTTTGAGGATTGGGTAATCAGCAGCTAAGACCCAATTTGTATATCTGAGGTGAATATGGATATACAACAATATATAATAAAAATTATACCAAATCTAAAGTCGAAAAAATCAAACAAAAACAAACACATTTAAAAATTTCAAGTTTATATTTTTAAATACAAATTGGGTAAAGTTCAACGACTATCCCTTATGGGAGTAGGGCACAAGCTAATGGTGTCCGAAGTGGAAATGAAAGTGATATAGTCTAAACTTATATGAAAGTATAAGAAGTTCATAAGAGAACTGGGTGGTAGTTGCGACACCACTTGAATATATTGGGATTTGTGAATGTGAAAGCGGCTAAAGAACGTAGACCAGATTTTGCTATTGTTAACCCATGCTGTGAAATTATGTTAACAAATAAAGCTGTGTGCAACCTTACAAATATCAACGTATCTAAATTTATTGACGAACGTGGTAATGTAATGATACCTCAACTCAAAGAGGCATGTAAGTTATCTGCTCGTGCTTGTTACCGTTTAACAGAACCTGAATTAGAAATTCCTAGCTGGTCTGAAATTCATCGTAGAGATAGATTAATTGGTTGCTCTATTACAGGTTGGCAAGATGCTGTAGCTGGTACTTTAAGTAAATCCGACCAAGAAGCATTACTAATGCTAATGAAAATGTGGGTTGACGATGCGGCTAACGAATACGCAGATGAAAATCATCGTCCTCGTCCTGTGTTGTATACTACAGTACAACCAGACGGTACAGGCGGATTAATTAGTGGTTGCTCCGCTGGTGTTCATTATAACCATTCTCCATACTATTTCAGACGTGTACGTATTTCTACCAACTCCCCATTATATCAAGCTGTTAAGTATTTAGATGGTTGGCAAATTGATAATGAAGTTGGTCAAGGCGATGATGGTAATACAAAGGTAATTACGTTCCCTTGTAAATCTAAATCTACAATCACAAAATATAATGTATCAGCTATTGAACAATTAGAACAATATAAAATGATGCAGAAATTCTATGTAGACCATAACACATCTATTACTGTTACAGTTAAAGATGATGAATGGGATGATGTAGTAGATTGGTTAGATAACAACTGGAAATATGTAGTTGGTATTTCATTCTTGTCTCTAAATCAAGATTACTATCCTTTGATGCCTTATGAAGAATGTACTAAAGAACAATACTTAGAATTAAAATCTAAAATGGCACCGCTTGACCCAGAATTAGTCAATAAATATGAATTTGAACTACAAACAGTAGGTAAAGATTTTGAAATTGATGAAAGTGGCGAATGTGAGGACGGTCATTGTCCAGTGCGGTAGCCTTGCTCAGCGAGGGGTTGACAGCCGACCCCTCCTTGTGCTACACTAGAAGCATAGGAGGTAGTTATGGACCATTTATTTAGAGCAAAAGATACTCATGGAAAATTAGTATATGGTGATGTTGTATATGGTGCCCCATATGACACATATAATGAAAGATTAGAGGAAGATTACGCTCATCTATTCATCACAGATTTACGTTATTATGAACGATGGGAAGTTGTATTCGATGAAGATGGATATGCTTATGATGAGTATTATCCTTATTGGGATATAGACATGGTTGATATTGATTGGAATACACTAGAATTTAATTTGAACGGAAAGTGGATAAAATACGAGGTAAAACATGAAAGTAGCATTGATTAATCATACACCATTAGCTATACCTGTCCATGCTATGGGACAGTGTTATGGCGTGAACACAACAGAACAATCTCTAGTACGTGCAGTTAGTTCTGGTCATTTGTCTTTATTGGAGCATGCATATGCATCTTTTGATATTGAAATGTCTCAAAAATGTTTAGCACAAATCACACGTCATAGACAGTTATCATTCACTGTCAAATCTACACGTGGTACTGATTTTAGCAATAGTGGTTATTTTAATTCTCAGCTTCATAGCTGGTCTGGTATTGTTAATGCGACATTAATTGCAGAAGGCATGAATAAAGTTATTGAAGAACAAATTAAAAAATACCAAGAACTCATTGAAGATGGTGTTCCATATCAAATTGCTGGATATGTATTGCCATTAGCCACAAATGTAACAATGACAGTAAGTGGCAATCTTAGAGCTTGGTTAGAATATTTGCCTAAGCGTTTATGTAAACGTGCCTCTCCTGAACATCAAGCAATTGCACGTCAAATTTATTGGCAGTTAAATGAAATTTATCCTAATATTATTAATTTGAGTAATATGGGCATGTGTGAGGGTTGTAAAGAAACATCTTGCGATTTCACATCTCATAAAAAACAACCTAAGGCACCCGTAAGAAAGGAACTACAATGAATACATTAATAATTTTAGTTGTATCAATACTTACATTTTCCGTATTAGTATGTGCTATTTTAGCTAAAGTTTTGTCTGTTCTTACTATCATTGGTGCTGTATGTTGGTTATTAAATTTATTTAGTGTAACTGGCACAACAGTTTTATGGTTATTTGTTGGCACTATTGCTTGTGGATTATATATTTTGATTTTGCCAATTCTTATCGCAATAATTGCAGAATTTGGAGGTAATAATGGATAAAAACGAACAAAATAATTACAAGCAAAGATTTATTAATGAATATGTAGAACTTAAAGATAAATATAAAAAATTACATAAAATGTTAGTTAAATATGATGCTGGTAAATTAGAATTCACTCCAACTTGCCCTATCGACTTACTAAGAAAGCAGAAATCTTTAATGGGTCAGTATCTTAATGTATTAGAAGTTAGAGCAGTAATTGAAGATGTGGAGTTGCCAGAATAATGAAATCACTATTTAGAGCTAAGAAAGATGGTCAATGGGTATATGGAACGGTACATGTAGACCAACAAGGTGTTGCTCATTTCTTATCACCAGCTGCTGTACGTAATATCAACGATTACGAACCAAGTGAGTTACAAGGAATGATATTCAAAATAGAACTTATGTCAGTAGAGTGGGGTACACTTGAAATTAATATTGGTTCTAAATATGTTCCATATGATATTGCGAATCCCAAAAAACGTATTGGAGGTGGTTTGTTTGAGTTCATACCTTTCCGATTATTTTGATATTATCAATCAAATCAATCAACATTATAGAACTAATAAACCGATTAAGAATCTCGATTATCTATTCAATAAAGCTGAATTTCTTCGTTCCTCATGTATTGAAACAAAACAAGCATTGTATAATATATATAGCGATATTGATAACATTGATGATGATTGTATTATGGGAGGAATGAGACATGGCAAACTATCACGTGATGGAACACAAATTATTTTATATTACGAAGATGATGGTATTGTTAATATTGCATATGAATGTCAAATACCACAATCAATTATAGACTTGACATTCGCTGATAGGCATGGTAAAATACAATCAGAAGTTACAGTTATAGCTTTTATCCAGCGTGTTAATACATTGTTAGCTCGTGATACAGAATATCAAAAGAATAGAAAGGGGTATCTAAATGAGCAATACGGAAAAGAGTGTGTACACTATGATACAACAGAAACCGATGAAGTACAATGTAGCGGTCTTCACTAACCTGATTGAAACAAAGAAAGAAATATATTTAAGTAAACGTGATTATTATGCAGAAGAAGATGATTTCCTAAACATGAGGTATTACGAAGCCAAAGCAGATGCTTGTAGGGAATTACTGCGTACTATTTCCGAAACTTTTTAGAGAGGATGATTTTATTAAACAGGTAAGATTATTTATTATCACAACAATCTTGGCAATGTTGCCACTTATTACTTTTGCATATCCAGTTAATGTAGAGCTTACAGCTTATACACATACTGGTTCTGTAATGGCTAACGGTGAATATCCCTATGTAGGAGCCGTTGCATCTAATGACTACCCACTTGGCACTACGGTGTATATTGATGGTAATTCATATACGGTAGCAGATAGAATGGCAGATGGTGTGTATGGGGTTATTGATATTTTTGTAGATAGCTACGATGAAGCTATTAATTTTGGTAGACGATATACCACAGTTTATATTAACTAAGGAGTAAAACATGAACAAAGTAATTCTCGAAGGCGTTATGGCTCGTAATCCTCAAACCAAAGAAGTTGGTTCTGGTAAAGTATGTAACTTTACTGTTAAATGTGTTGACGAAGTAGAAGTAAAAGGTGAAACTAAACAATTTACATCTTTTGTAAACTGCGTAGCGTGGAATGAATTTGCTGACCAATACGTAAATGCAGTGGAAGGTGAACCTGTTAATGCAGAAGGTCGCTTGCAAACACGTTCTTATGAAAAGGACGGTCAAAAACATTACGTTACTGAAGTCAATATTAATAAATAGGAGGTTGTATGTTGCGAGGTTTTGAACGTGTATCTTATATTAAAGATGGTGTAGTACCAACACGTAAAACAGCCAGTTCCGCAGGATATGACATTTCCGTAGTACATGGAGGGGTCATCCCTCCTCATACTACTAAAGTGTTTGATACTGGTATTAAAGCGTTTATGAGACCAGATGAAGTGCTAATGGTTTACATCCGCTCTTCTATTGGCATTAAACGTGGTTTAATGTTATCGAATTCTACTGGTATTATTGATGCGGATTATTATAATAACGATGATAATGAAGGTCATATTATGATTGCATTATACAATAATACTGATGAAGAGGTAACCATTCAAGACGGCGAACGTGTTGCACAAGGTGTATTTTTACGTTATTATACATCTGGTGAACAAATTGAAACAGAGCGTAAAGGTGGTATAGGTTCAACAAATGGCTAAAGATTACGACCAATGGTATATTGATATTGTAAATGCAGCCGAAACACCTGAAAGAGGAATAATTACTGTCCGTAAATTAATGCAAAAACGTGAAGAATGGGAAGATGCTACAGCATATCGTAGAGATAAAAAATGGTTTTATAATACAGGACAACATGACAAAAATAAAGAAAAAGCAGAAATGGCTAACCCTAGTGAATATTTTGATAAACTTTCACGTACAGCTTCTATTAATAAGATTATGCAAGCGGTCAATTTATATGCTATGATGTGCAAACCAAAAATTTGGAAAGCGTTTTGTAAAAAAGTCTTAGCTGGTGAATACTATGTCAAACAAGGAGCGTATTCCAAAAAGAAAACTAAGGTACTTGATAATGGCTTAAACCATTTATTGCCTGAATTACGCAAATTTATATTGCTTTACATAGAACAAGACCCAACGATTGATGATGATGTAAAGGAGTACATTAAGCGTGTTAGCAAGAAAAATAAAAAGTCTAAACGATAGTTATGAAAAACATATTATGCAGGTACGTGTAGATGCAGATAAAGGTGCATTAGCCGTATTGTCTGATGTACATGAGGGGCTTAATAATCGCAAGCAACTACAAGAAGCGGTTGAAATGCTATTATACTTGGGTCCGAACTGTAAAGTTGTATTAGGTGGGGATAGCACAAATACTACTACAAAGAATTCTAAAGGTAACGTATTAGAAGAATGGTGTAGTGGTGATAAACAAGTATATAATCTTGTAGATGACATTCAGCCACTTTATGAAACAGGACAGCTAATTGGTATTATCGCAGGTAATCATGGTGCACGTGCGTATAACGAAGCATTTATTAATGTTGAAATGATGATTGCAAGTTTATTGGGCGACCGAAACTTGTATAAAGGTGAATTTGGTATTGTATACTTTAATGTAAACAAAAACTGTTATGTTCATCACATCTTACATAAACACAAAAAGGCTAAAAATCATTATGATTATTTTAATGCTGATGTAACATGGTATGAACATTTTCATGAACCATATGCTGTACCTAAATTAGTTATTGAGCATAACAAATACGTTAAAAAACCAGTAGCTAAAGAAATTTGGGAATTACATCAAGGTTCGTTTCAAGTATATCCTGATTATTGTAAAGCAAGTGGTATTAGACCTACAGTCGGTGGTTTTTATATTGCTGAAATGAATGGCATTGAACATCAACGCCAAGTCATCCCTTATTTAGACCATCAGCTACAATCTCTAATTGAAAGGGGTTATTCTTTATGAGTTTGTTAAATACAGCTTTTATCAATGTTGGTTTTAAAACTTATATCCCCCTTGATAGTATCGACTATATTTTGGATAGTAGGGAACAACGATATAAGCGTTTAGTAATTGCAATGAAAAAAGAAGGAATGATAAAACTAGATGCTACTAAACGAAGAAAATGTCGCAGTCTTATTGTTACCAAAGATAAGATGGGTATTTTATCTGCGTTCCCTCCAGAATATCTATTAGGTTTAAATGTAGATGATGAAATACAAAATAAACTATTAGAACAAGATAAAGTCGAAAAAGCTAAAGGTCGTATTCGTTATTATAAATGGGGGTATGAACATGGATATAAAACAGAGGAAGAATATCGAAGAGCGTGTGAAGAAGCCAAGACCCTCGGAATACAAGAAGAAACCGAAGCCTAGTGCTCAACAAGAATTATACGCTCGTGTAAAAGCTGAGACTGGTAATACAGCATTAGCTAAAGCAGAGGCAGGATATTCACCTAACTATCCTACAAAACTACTAGAACATACTGAGACAATGGAAATTGCCTTAGAAAAACAAAAACAAATAGTCCAAGATAAATTCATGAAACGTGCAGAAGAAATGGCAGACCAAATGTATCATTTAGCACTCAATGCTCGTTCAGACCAAGTGAAATTCCAAGCTACTAAAGACCTATTAGATAGAGCTGGTTTTGCTCCTGAACAGAAAACGATTAATGAAACACGTTTTACTACCATTGAGTCTCGTGTTACACAAGATATGCTCGCACGATTTAATCGTATTAAAGAGATTGAAGATTAAAAATGGACATAAAAAAAGCCCCAATTAAGGGGCTTATTTTTTTATCTATCTAACATACGTTCGATAATTTCATCGTCATTAATCAACGATTTCAGCTGTTCTTTAGCTAATTCGTATAGACCAATTTCTGTCATGCCACGAACAATATCAAGCACTTCATCAGCTGGTAATCCTTCTTTAGCACATCGACGAACAATTTCTTTATGTACTTCAACACCAAGTAAAGCCAATTCATAGATTGTAGTATCTTTTGTAATAGAAGATTGTACACCATGATTATCGTATTGGAATGTAGCACGAGCGTGAGTATCTTTCACATTAATAGCTTGTAGTTTTTCTTTTAAATTTGTTTCCATATTATTTACCTCCAAATAATGATTGTTTCAATTAAAAATTAATATACCTATTCTTTGATAATCACCACCTTTTATAGCGTATTATTATTGAAATCAAACATATCATATTTCGTCCTTTTACACTTATTACTACAATATATACCGTATTTACGTTCTTTTACTGGTGGTAATTTTGCACCACATACACAACAATGTGTAGCTTTGGAACCACGTTTACCTTTGATACCATCAAATTCATGTTCATTATCATATTGTTCCCATTTTATATCGAACTTTTGTTTCCATGTTAATGTATCATGATGTGGCTTAAAAGTTTTTCTTGTTGCTGGATTTTGACAATCATTACATAATGTTTGATTGCCATGTACCTCAAATAATGTGTTACAACAATGGCATTTTCGTTGCATTTAATTCCTCCTTTAATTTTTCTTTATCATGTTGCATATACCATCACTAAAAATGAAGCTATAGATGAACAAGAATTTGTATACATACTTGTATAAAACCTGTGTGTTTCATCTTTCCACTCAATTTGTTCATGTATATTATATAACCTATTTATCTTAGAAATTGAAGGATAGGGTTTAGTAATTGATTTTAATATGTAATGTTTAACAATCATTTTATCCTCCATTTCCACGATATAAATGTACTTTATAAATATTACTAACACTATATGCAGCTAAGTACATATCTTTCATTCTATATTCATACTGGTCTTGAAACATTGTTGGCAATGCGATACATTTTCTGTATTTCTTGCCAGCAATCTTTATTTTATATGTATTGTATTTATTTATCACAACGCTCACCTCTGAATAAGTTGCAACCTAAAAGGTCTAATTACATCAGCAGCAAATACTTCACCATATATATAACAAAAAATTCTTAAAGGTTTATGATAGCCTTGTATATATTTTTTATCATGTAAATATTCATTGTTACGTCTAATATTTTGCCTTTTACGTAAATCTGTAAATGCTATTGATTTACTCATATCAATCATAATTTAATCCTCACTATTGCATATCTATTTATACATTCGTAGCTGTATTCAAATATATGTTGTATATCTGTTTTATAAGTTGTAGGCGATACAATAGTATGATTATAAAACCTACTAACTTTAGGTTTTGAACGTGGAGATAAAACAAACTGTCTCCTTAATGATGTATCAGCCTTTAACATATTTAGCTCCTATTACCATTCCTTGACCACCTTTACCATGATTATAATTATGAACCAGCAAAGTTTCAATAGCAATAAATGAAAAACTATTTCTATATACTTCGTCAGCAACATGTCTATAATACGATAAACAGTTGGGATAGTTCATAATTTTAAATTTTACTCCATCATTTTTTACAAACATGCGATACCCTCACTGCACAATAATCACGTTGTACTATATATGCCTGTTTAATAATAAAAAATACTTCATCCCTTGCTGTATAATAATATAAAGCGTTATTGTCTACTTTTTCGCATAAATGATGTATTGTTTTGCCCCAAGTAGTTTCTATTAAATACATTTTGTCATTTGTTTTTAACATAATACCACCTTATACGGATTAATTTTAACAGCAAATCCAGTAGCTGAAAATTTTGCTTTAAATACTATCGCTATATCTCTTTCACGTTGAGCGTATGGGATTGATAAATATGCTTCAGATATGCTATTAAACGCAGGTATATATGTTGGAATAGTCATCACGACCGTTTTGTTTGTATCTATCATTATTAACCTCTCTTTACTTTATAACAACAATATTGTCTTGGCTCATACATAATACCAAAGAAGGAATTGTGCATATATAATAAACTCTTTTTGTAGCGTGTAGGAAGTGCTATTATTAACAACTCTTGATAATTATTAAACATTCTTGTTCTGTATAACCAGAGAATATCATCCTCTTTAATCATATTATTCCTCCAATTCTATATGAAATATACCACCCATATCGGTAGTATAATTATTTGTTAATTCCTGTTTGACAAATGTATTGTCCGCACACTTATCTTCTATATCAAAAAAAGTAGCACCATGTGTATGTAATTTTAATAATGCACTATTCCAAGGGACAAATACAACTGATATTAATGTATTAGATTGTATCATTTTTCACCTTTGTGTATCTAAATACACGAACGCATTCATGTTGATAATCAAATTGAAATTCATCATCAATTTCACAATCCCAGTTTCTTCCCAAACTGGTCTCTGCCTTGTCTCTAGGACGTTCTTTAGTAGTACTAGTTGGTCCCATCATTGTATTTACATGTATCCGTTTATCTATCATGTCTATACACCCATGTTCCCCTTCTTTTATAATTAATTGTCAATAAATTAAAAACATGTCTTTCAGTATGTGTCGTTGGAATAAAACTTACATGCTCCAACTTATATATTTCTTTTTTATATACAGTAGTTTTTACTGGTATTTCAATATTTTCTAACATATCACTCACCGCCTTACATATTTGTAAATATGATTTTCATTGATACCGTAATTACGTTTGAACCAATAAAATAAGCTATATCCTTGAATATAGCAGTTGGTAAATGTAAATCGCTCATTATAAAATATATTGTTGACGTAGCCTGTATGATAAACTATTACTCTACCATTTCGTATCATATTTAAAACCTCTCCTTCCCATTACATCGTATTTAGATTGAAATAAGAAACATAAACTCTCACATACATTATAGTCAGTATATCTATCCACCCAATGTAATGCCTCAAGTTGATTTCTATTTGCTGTATATGTAACTGCAATTTTAATATCTTTTATCATAATTTCACCTCATCACTCTTTTTTATAGGGGAGTCGAAGCTCCCCACTGGATTATTGGGAAACTTCAGCAGAATTTACTTCTTCAGAAACTGTTTCTTCAACAGGAGCTTCAGGAGTTGTTTCTTCTGTAGGTTCTACTGGTGCTTGAACCATAACTACTGGAGTTGGGTTAGTAATTTTATAATGTTCGTAGAACTCAGTACCCATTTCACGATCAATTCGTTTTAATTCTTGGATAAGAAGATAAGATGTTTCGGCACCACGTTCGATGTATTTCTTAGTGCGTGCTTTAATTGCCATAGAAACGATTTGTTGTAAATCACGTACTTTAACAGTACCAGATTTAGAAACAAATACAAATTTCTTAGCAGTTTCTTCATTTAAAGTAATTACTGGAACTTTGATAGCATCTACTGCGTCTTTACCTACGTTAGAAGCAGAGAATTCTTCGATAGCACGAGCTACACCAGATGGAGTTGCAGCGTATACTTTAGTTTGTTTTAAAGAGTTAGAAATGAAACGTAATTGTTCTTTATCAGATAAAGCGGAAATGTAGTTCGTAATAGTCAAGTTCATTTTTGCAACAGTTGTCATAGTTGTACCTCTTTCATTGTATGATTGATAATTGTTTTCTTAATGTTTTGAGTTCGCAATCTGTATTCATCAATGCTATCTTTAGCATAAAGATATACAATATCGCAAGGTTGTGTTTGACCGATACGATGTATACGGTCTTCAGCTTGACCCATAAGAGATGGAGACCACGGATATTCAATGAATATAGCCGTGTGTGCTTTGGTTAGGGTAATACCAACAGCACTTGCCTGTAAACTACAGACAATCAAGTTTGTGTGATTAGCATTCGAGCCAGAGTGCATCTGGAAATTATCAATATTCTGTTGTCTATTTGTTTTTGATTGACCACCGATGATGTATTTTGCATCAGGAAATTCCTTTCTTAATTTTTCTACAATATTTCGATGGTGTGCGAATACCACAAGGGACTCACCTCTTTCTAATACTTTATGAATATATTGAATACAATAAGGAAGTTTTTGTTTTAACACTTCTCTATCGTATTTTTCAACCTCCTCAAACGAAGTTGGTTCTGGTTGAGATATTGTACAACACGGAACCATGTGGACAGTTTTAGGAGGAAGATTTTTCTGCACATCTTTTTTGATACGTCTTATCCATACTTTCTTCATCGCTTCATTGAGCTTTGATAGATTAGAATGACCATCATGTGATGTGCCCCAAGGCGATATATAACTTCCACAGAAATCCTGTAGGAACTTATCTTTACCGCCAAATTTATATGTCAACCCTGCTATCTCTAATTGACAAAGCAACTCTTTAGGTCTATTCAATACTGGTGTACCAGTAATCATGATACGGTATCGAACACCTTCAACCAATTTCATCGCTGCTTTAGTACGTTTAGAAGTGGGAGTTTTTAATACATGGCACTCGTCAAATACTACCTGTTGAATATTTAATGTTTTGAGTTTGGAAAGGTGGTGATTAAGCATTTCATAATTAATAATTATTACTTTGCTACTCGAGTCATCAGTATTCACAGATATATTTGTCCATGTTTTTAACTCTCTTTTCCAGTTCTCTTTTAGAGGAGCAGGGCAAACAACAATAGTTGGGAACTTGTTACGTTCCTTAATTACAGTACAGACTTGGGCGGTTTTTCCTAGTCCCATATCATCACAAAGGAAAATGGATGATTGACTAAGCATCTTATTAACCCCCTGTCTTTGATATGGGAATAATTTCATATACTACGCTTCCAATCTAACAGTACCAGTGGTATCATCGTACACACCTTTAACTGTTCCTACTACAGAATAAAGAATATCATCAAGAGAGCCACTTAGATGGTCGAAGTTTGTTACGAAGAATACGCAAGATTTATCTTTTGTATTTTCAGTCAAGTCCCATACAGAACCATTTTCACCTTCAATGAATTCCATCATTTTGTTCATCTTTTCTTGGTTCATTGGTGTTTTACCACCATTGGCAACACATTTAATCATTGTGTATGTAGTTTTTACTTTTTCTTCTGCTTTTGGTGTTTTATAACCAGATACATAACTGCAATATCTTAAACCATAGCGAGTAAAGTATGGTGATTGTACCCAACCATCTAATACTACATAATGACGACCAAGTTCTTCATAATGTTCAACTACTGAAACACCATAGCCCTCAGCCAGTTTAGTGAAATTTGCTAACCAGTCTTTCTCTCCAACAGGGGGAACTACTGTGTATTCATAATAGTGAGTATAAGAAGCATAGCCACCACAACTACCGTAGTAAGAGTAAGTGTTTTTGCGTTCTTCATAGGAAGCGTTAGAGTATTGAATACCAGTTTCGGAAGATGTATTCCAATTACCAAGGATAATAGCACCTTTCTTGCCCAAGATAGCGTATTTATTGGTGCCCATAGCCTTTTTGATAAGGTATTGAGTACTTTCTTTATATAATTTATCTCTCAATGGGTATAATACTTGTGCACCAAAGTACATTGTATCACTGTAAGGTGAAAGCATGCCTGCTTTAGGAGTAAAATCACTCATTACCCCATTGTGAGAGAAGCCAACATCAGTGAATACATCAGTTTCACGCATTTTATCAAGGTTATCACTTAATACGAAAGGATGGCAACATTCTGGAGAAATTTGCCCAGACGTAGCAATTCTGAAGTGAAATACTCTATCCTTGTCGGTAGGTAAATCCTTGACAGCGTTCCAAAAACTTTCAAAGTCCATAAATCCTTTACGGATGTGCACCTTACCTTTGGCATCGTCAAAAATCATAAACCCTGCTCCGTCTTTATTGTTAGCAAAGCAATTTCTAAATTCTTTTTCTGATAACTGCAACCCTTTAGCAGCATAAGCGATAACACACATTATTTAGCCTCCTTCAATAAGCCCATTTCTTTCATTAGGGCTCTTAACTCTGTATATTTTTTGTTTTTTGCCACTCTGGCAATATTAGACCAGCCAATATATTTTACAGAATTCATATTAGCAAGGTCTGTGATTACATCTACAAACTGGATATAAGCATGAATACGATTTACATCTTGTGTAGAGCGGAACATACGGAATTCAATCGTATGGTTTGGTCGTAAGTTTACAGCACGGTATTTTTGACCACTTTCTTGAGCTACTTTATAAATACGAGTTAATTCTTTCACAGTATAACCGTATTTAGCACACCAGTTACTATCTTCATCTGTACGACCAGAGAATTGCATCAATGTTTTAAAGTTATTTTCAGCAAAACGAACTACCTTAGCAATAGCTTCATTTGTTTTGAAGAAATTACGATTAACATGAATGTGTAAACCAGAGTTAGCTCCAGATTGTCCATTCAAACTTTGAACTCGACTGAAGAATGCACCGTAATCAATATTTTGCATATGGAACTTAGGTGTACATGGATGTGTTACAAATTCCATACCATTATGCAAAGAACCATCGTGTTTAGCGTACACGATTTTATTCAAATCAGCGATGATGTGATTAGCACGCTCATCGCTCTCACCACATCTATGGAACTCCATTTCTAAACCTAGGAATTTCTTGCCTTCACCATTGAATACTGGTTTCGGTTTAAAGTTCCAAGCATGTAGACCAGTCAAAGGAGCCGCAGATTGAGAACTGTAATACTTACCGTTAGAAGCACGGTAGAACGCATTGCGTTTAGCCTTACTAAACTTCTGACCCAAGTCTTCAACATAAATGAAATCATCTTCTGTTTTACCATATGTACCATTATAGCACAATAATTGGTCAACAATAGAAGGATGGAAGTATACTTTATTATCATTCATAAAGCCTTCTAGCATTTCATATTTAGCACCGACGATACCAGAAACTGGACATGTAACAATGTAGTTGTCCACTAGAACAGGATGGATGCCAGATTTTTTAACTACGTCTCTTTCATCTGCAATATAGAAAGGGATGCCAGACACTTTACAGATTGCAAAGTCAGGGAAATCAACTAATTTATCTAGTTCGTCGAAGCCCAAGTAAAGGTTTTCATAGTTTTTACCAAGGATAAGGTGGAAGTTTTGTGGGTTGTACCAATTCCCACTAACGAAAGATTGCATGATAAATTCTGGCTTATCATCAATATTCATCCAAATATTACCATTCTTAGTATGAACTTCAATAGCATCATCTTGTAGTTTTTTACCAGTAATAGCACATCGTTCATCTACTTTGCCTAATATATGAGTGTCGTTATCAATTGTGAAGATTTTACTGTCGATAGCGGCACAGTAATAATATACCACGTCGCCACGAGTCAATACATTAAGGATATTACCAAAACGGTCTTTTAATACTTGACCTAATTTATACTTGCATTTTTTATGTGTTTCATTAGAACAGCCATAATTGATAACTGTACGACCAGTTTTTAGGTCAATTACCAATGGGCTTTGGTCAGGTGTAATATATTCACCACTGTAAGTGTCTTCATATTCGCCTTCTAAGAAGAAAGAGCGTTCATTATTGCGTACACATAATACACCATATGTACCTTCGTGATTATAACCATCACCAATAACAGTCCATACAGCGTTATTAGCACGGACCTTAATACCTAATGTAAGCATTATAACCACTCTCCTTCTAACATTCTATCAATATCAATAATATTAGACGGTTTACGTCTAAATTCTTTTTCAGAATAGAATGGGTTAGAGTACACTTCGATTGTACCATTTACCCCTTGTTCTATACGACCAACTTGTGTTAAGCAATCACCTAAAGAGCTTGTTTTCATTGCATAGAACACTTTAAAATATCTTGTTACTGTTCTTTTAGGCATTAAAAATACCACCTTTCTTTTGCATTAAACCAAGGGAATTGTACCACATAGGGTTAGTAATTTCTTTTTTATCGCTGAAATAACGCTTGATATGTAATACATCAAAACCTTTCAACTGTTTTTGCCAAACATCGTTTTCAGTAGTAAACAAAGCTACTTGACATTTAGGTAAATCCTGTGCTAATGCTGTCATTGCAATTAAGCGTTCAACGAAGCCAGCTTTATGTTCACAATCGTTGTAATAACGAGCTGAACATAATAAACCGTTGATGAACACCAAACCAATAGTTGTGGTACCATCACCACTAATAATAACAGTTGGTACATCCTTTTTGGCTTTATCTTTACATAATTGATATAAGCCTTCACCGTAGTAACTAATACTACGTAAATCAGTTCCAAACCGTTTTAGGTTTTCATGGAAGCTATCCACTTGAAAATTAGGGATAGCAATTAAGCTAACGTATTGTTTATCAAGGATAGTTCCAATACGAAGCGTATTCTTATCGTGGTTAGGACTACCAACAATGTATGGCAATGCACCATACTTGATAGCTTCTGGGTCTAAGTCTGTTTGAACCAGCAATATTTCTGGTCTATACATTCTTGCCACATGCAAGCGGTATTCACCTTTCTTAAAAGATTTCATAGTTTCTGAAGCTCTATCAAGTTTAGAGGTTTTATAACCACTAAACTCTGTGAAGGTGATTTCACCGTCTTTATTTTTGTATACAGCAAACCCTGTTTCAGAGTTTACAGTTAATCCTAAGTTTTTCATTTTCACACTCCTAAACTCTTGCAACCTAAGATACGAGAACCATCTCGTACCACCTCAGCAGGAACTAATAAATCAGTTCTTTCTGGGTAATGTAGTTTAAACAAAGCGCTCACAATATACCATACACCTTCTTTAGGCTCTGGTAATTGTGCACAGCGATAAACAGTTTTGCTAATACGCTTGCCATTAATACGACCCTTAATAGTCGTACTTTCATCAAGTCTCCATTCTTGACCATTAGAGGCAGGAATAACTTCGACAATTTCATTATTATTGTCGAGTAGTGTAATTTCATGAGGAGTTTTGTTAATCAACTCCCCTTCGTAAGAGAAAAAGTGCATACTGCCTCCTTATTTTTCGATATCAAACCAGTCTTGGATAGCTCCAGATAATTCACTAGAACGAAGCTCATTAAAGCTCATAAAGCCAAAATCTTTATCATTCCAGAAGTAATTATCAGATAGGGAAAATAAGCCAATATCATGACTTTCTAATGCTACTGTTGCAGCTAATTGACCACGACATTTTTGACGATTAATGTCTGTGTTATCATAGACCATATCTTTAGACGGAACTAAGGAGTTATACAAAAATACACGTTCTTTCATGTTAAGTTTTGCAGCCCGTTGGCAAACACGTTCAACACTTGCCTTTGTAGGCTTAACCATACCCCACATTTGATACGCTAATTCAACGACAATATTATTTACGCCGTATTGATTAGCTAGAATGGTTAGTTCCTTACCATTCAAATCAGTAGAGATTTCTCTACCTACACTAGCATCCAACTTTTGTTTTTCAGATAACCATAAATTAAAAATTCCAAACACTGTTCTAGCCATAATGCATTCCTTCCTGTCAAACATTTATTGTTTGAATACAACATAAATGCAGTACCCAATATATACTGCAATTCCAAGACATAATAAATCTAATCCCATATACCCCCTCCTAAAAGATAAGGGCGATTATACCCAAACCCAAGATAATAATAAATATTCCTGCCATTACCAGAAATGTAAGCCACCAAATATCATTATGCATTTTTGTCCTCCATTTTTACGTTCAAGTCCACTTTCCAATAATATTTCCAAGGTTTGCCGTATTCACGGTCTTTACCAAGGAATTCCTTGTATTTATTGCCTTCATTTATTAAGCCGACCGATAACAGTGTGTAATACAAGCACTCTTCTGGTGTCCATAATGGTGCTGTATCACCATCATAACATTCTGGACCATTCATGTAGTAATCTACGTGCATATGACCATTTTGTATTGAAATTCCTGTAACATCATAATCTACGGCATTATAAAAATCACGCACATAGATACAATAAGGAACAGCAAAAATGCTATTATCTAATGGTAGAACACCACAATAATCAAAGTATTGCATAAATGCTCTGATTACAAAAATTTCTAGTGCATTTTGTGGTTTAAACATAATAGCACCTCAATCTAAATAAATAACCCAACCATATTTAAGGCATACTTGCCCTAAGATAATTAATAACACAAATACGCCTAATAAGAATAAAGTATCTTCACAATGGCGTTTCTCTTCAGCCTTTTTTCTACGTTGCTCTTTTTTTAGTAGTACATTAAAATTATTTTTATGGCTCATAATACCTCCTAGGATTACAATCCTAAAATACACACAATTTAAGAAAGACTGGGATTTTATTCCCAGTCCAATTCACCACGTTTAAAATACTCATGCTCAAGCATTATCGTATGTAATGATACGCAACGCTCTGTGGCAAGACATTCGAGGTCGTCAAGACCTAATTCTGTAGGTAGGTTTTCACCCATATAGTCCGCAATAATACGTGCCGCATCGAGGAACAAATAAAAATCTGTACCTGCTGGGTAAGTTGCAGAAAATTCCTGTCTCATAGTTACGCCCCCAATCCTAAGAAATCACGCCACCAAGCATTTAATGCGTCAAAATCCACATTAAACAATTCGGCAATATCTTCAACGTCTCTACGTTCATACGCCAAGATAAGTAGCTCTTCACCGTACTCATTGAAATCAAAATCGAATGATGCGTGCTCATATAGAGCATCTTTTACAACTTGGGAAATTTCAGTCATAATAGACCTCACTTTCTCGCCGCTTTTTTATGGCGAACTTAGCACCAATTAAAAATTTGGATTATGTCTACCCAACGTGGTGCCGTCCGTTGGGGACAACCTCACTATGCCCCATCTCCGTGGCTCCACCACAAAACCCAGCAACCATGCGGGCTGGCAGGCTCTCACGTCAAGCACCACAACCACTCAAGCAAACGTATGTTCGATGTTACGGTTTAACTATCGTACATGAAATTATATTGCATGAAATTAATTCGTGCGTGATTATATATAAATAAAAATAATCGTATGCAATTAATTAATAACAAAAAGAATTGTATCAAATATAATTGTGTTTTTCTATTAAATGTAAATATAATAAAATACCACATATATATAATTATGTCAATAGCCATAGAATTGATTATTTTAGCCTATAAGGTGCCTCTAATCGTTTTTAGGTATAATCTATCATGGAACATATAAAAACGCCGTACAGCTTAAATAAATGAATTTTACACAATACAATTAAATTACACGATATAATATTGCATACAATTAAATAGACATAAAAAAA